GTTAAGGATACCATTGCTATGTCTTTGAGTCCACAGGTCTTGTGCATAACCACTGTCAGTACAGTTAGCATAAGGTACACCTAAGTAGTTACAATACTCAGCATAACCATCCCAACATTGGTCTCCAAACCAACCATCAATGTCATAGCCATTACCTAGGTGAGTATTTTTAAAGTCTTGATAACTCATTATTCAATTCCTTTATTATAACTTGTGCTTGATAGACCTACCAAAGCACCAATGAAAGTACCTAGAGCAGTCAATACAGTAACAATAACACCTGTAGTTTCAGGGTATCCTACTGCAATACCTACAGTACCTACAAAGGTAGCTAAAGCAGGAATAAAAGTAATTGCTACAAACTTAAGTACATCATAAGTTTTATTACTAAAAATCATTGTATCTTTCCTCTCTAATTTCTAGTTTATCATACTTGCTATAGAGTAATTTAATCTCACCATTACCACCATTATTATGATAGATGGTATACATCTTAGCAATCTCTGTAGCTTCATCTACAAACGTATAACCACGCTCTAGAGCCTTAGTAAGGGCATTGTATAGCTCCATCCTAAAATGGCTCTTAGCGAAGCTCTCAGTAGCTTCTAATTGCTTTTGCTGAGCTTCATTCTCAATAACCAATTCTCTGACATCATTAGTAAGTTTAGTAAGAGTTTCATTTAATTGATTTTGATGAGCAATTATCTGTACTCTCTCTTCTCTACTTTCTCTAATGCTTTTCCTAATTGTCATGTAAATACCTACACATGTAGATAGTGTTGATACTGCCCCCCCTACAGTAGTCATTAAAATATCAACGGATATGTTCAATCTTAATTACCTTCTTCTTTGGGTTTAGCGTCCTCTTCTTTTTTCTTTTTCTCTTCTTCTTCCTTTTGCTTACGTTCAGCAATCTTCTCATCTGACCAATCACAAGCACCACATAGTACGTTACAAGGGTCAGTAGGCAAACCAATATTAGGGTTGTGGTTAATATACTGAGCAGTAATACTACTTCTTGTAGGGGCATATACCCACTCGTCAAGAGTAGATAACATCTTAATAACATCAGATGAACCACCTTCAGGTTTAAGGTCAAATTCCTTATTGTATTCAAGTGTTCTATTGATGTCTTGTTCCCAAGACTGGCCTGGGTCATACCCTTTTTGGAAAACTACATTGTTGTCAATATCATAGATAGTGAATCTACCATTGTGATGAGTAGTAGGTGCTTTATTGACATACTTAATTTTATCAATTCTGATAGCACTAATTTTAGCATGGATAGAACCATCTTTATTAGGTGTGTAGCTATGGATAACTTTACCATGAACATTACCAACACCTACTTCACCAGTATCAACCATGTTCCATACAATAGTAAAATTACCGTTAGTGTCAGTCTTAACTACACTATATGTCTGTCCTCCACCAGTTTCAACTACAGTAGTGTTAGACTTCATAGATAATTCTACATTGTCACTTAACTTACCAATTAGGAAGTCTACAAGAGCATTTAGTTTCTTTTCATGACAGTTAGCTACAGCACATAGGTTATCTACACGCTTATCTAAGTTAACTACCATAATAAGCAAGTCTCTTAGGAAACACCATAAGAAGTAAGCATATTGAGCTAGTCTCTTTGGTAGACCTACACAAGATGTATTAGCTAGTAAACAAGCATAGTCTTTTAATACCTTAAGCTTCTTTTCCATGACATCCTGTCTTTGTTCTACCTCTACACAGACATCAATCTTTTCACATTGACAATCTCCACATTGTCCTAAGCAAGACATTATTTACCTCCTGTTAATTCTTTAGGTACAGGTGTTAAGTCTCCACAAGTAACACTAATAGCTTTAACCTCAAAGAGTTGTGGTTCTTCAGGTCTTGTAGGCTTAATAGGTTCTGTAGGTTTAGTTCCTGTAGGTTGTGTTGGTCTAATAGGTTCTGTTACTGTAGGCTCATTAGGTCTTACAGGCTCAGTCTGATTAGGTCTAGTAGGTTCTACAGGTCTATTACCACCAGGAGCTACAGGTTCTGTAGGTCTTTCAGGTACAACTACAGTTCTCTTAGTAGGTTCTTTAGGTCTACCTTCCATAGAGATTGTAGGAGCTGTAATCTTAAGTGATACCTTATTGTGTGAACCTTCAACCCACATATCATCATACAACAAGAAGTCAATATTTTGTGATTGTCCTTGATTAATATTGATGTCATGTGATAAAGGATAAGTAACATCAAGGGCTTGTGTAAATGCTGACTGTCCTCTGTATGATTTAGACCAAATAACAGCACCATTAGGTTTCTTGTAAGTGATACTAAAGTCTGAGAAAGCTACTTTAGGTGATACCTTATCATAACTTACCTCTTGGATAGTAACACTGTTAGCCTTGATATTAACACCACCAGTAATACCACTGTAGCTAGCATTGAATCCTACTTTACCTCTAAGAACCCAGTAACCAATATTCTCAGTACCATCATTGATAGGAGACTTGATAGTAAAGTTACCAGTATTCTTATCAAAAGTATACTCATCAGGTAAGTCAGCACCAGTATTATCTAATTCTGAGAACTCAAAAGTATACCCAATATTACCTACAAGTCCTGATTCCCACTGCTTAATAGCTTTGTTGTATTCAACAATAGCTGATTGATAGTCAGATTCAGCCTTCTCAGCTTCTCTAAGCTTGTCATTGTACTCCTTAAGCTTTCTATCATACTCAGCCTTAAGACGTGCATACTCGCTATTAGAAGCGTTATATGAAGCCATATCTTTGTTGTACTTCTCTACAGCTTTAGTATACTCAGCCATTACTTTTCTGTAAGCTTCTAAGTCAGTATTATACTTAGCAAGAGCTGTAGCATAATCACTTCTTAGCTTATCATAGTTAGCTTTGTCTCTTTCATACTGAGCTACAGCAGTTTCATAGTCCTTATTGGCTTTATTAAAGCTTGCTAGACCATCTTGATAGAGCTTGTAGTTCCTATTGTAAGTATCCATAGCTTCATTGTAGATAGCTAGTTTAGTGTTATATTCATTGAGGATTCTAGAGTTTTCTTTATTAGCAGTAAGTTGTTTCTCTACTTCTACTGCTAAGTCTGAAATCTTTCTACAAAGCTCTTCATCACGCTTCTTAAACACTGTAAGGTCTAACTCTTGTTGCATCCTAAGAATATCTCTAAGGATACACCATAGCATGTAGAACCCTTTAGAAAGGATTCTAGGAAGGTCAATACAGTTAGCGTTAGCAATAACACATACTAAGTCATGAAGGACTCTTAGCTTGTCTTCAATGTCTTTTTTATTTTTAGCTTCAATACATTCACAATCATTGCATCCAGTACAAGCCATTTAGTACCTCCTTTACAGTGATTCACTTAAAGTGATAGTCTGGTTATCTTTTTTAAGGATAACATAAGTAGCCATCATATTATCATCTAAGCTCATAGTTCTTGTGACAGTTATATCACCATATTGTTGGATATTTAGAAAATCCTCATGAATGATACAAAGCTCTTCACCAATAGCTGTGTCATAAGTTTTGATTTTAGTATTAAAACTTACCTTACTTACACTATACCTTGGAAGAAAACTATTAGTCGTGTTTGCTGATAGCAATACTCTAGGCTCTCTATCAATAATTTGTGATGGAACAAATTTATTTTTTTGAATAGTATAATCAATACCACTGACAAACCTACCAGAACCAATATAAGGGATGGTAATTCCTTTTGCATACTTAGCTACAGAGTTTATAAACTCCTTATCATAAGGGTTTGCACCATTACCTTTGATTACAGAGTTATCAATAGAAATACCTTCTCTTTTTAAGATACCATAATTGTACATTATTCAGTTACCTCCTTCAGACTATAGACAAGCTCAGCAAGAGCTACTTTAGGCTCTTCTAGAGTCACTTCGATAGTGTACTCATCTTGGAAGTTAGCTCCAAACATAAGACCTGTAGTTAAGTTATCCAAAGAAGCAGGAACAGTTAATGTAGGTTCTTCAGTAATAATTCTATTGTTATCTAAGTCAAACTTGTAGAACTCAAAGTAGAATGATAAGTTAAGAACACCATTTGTACTTAAGTCATACATAACATGGATATTACCAAAAGCTTCAGGGAATGTGTATCTACCTACTCTAGCAATACCTTGTGCTTCAGCTTGATTAATTGGGATAGTAAAACCAATCCTAATATAATCTTGTGTTTGCTCATTACTACCTGGTGTTTTATACATTTTAGTAGAAATTCTAGGGAATTGGATAAACAACTCCTTATCACCAAAAGTATATTTAGGTGTAGGTAAAGTAATTTGAATAGCATTTGTAGTTAATAGACTGTTAAACTCTTTCACACCTAACTGTGTTAGAGTTTTTAGTTTATCACCAATGTTATTTGAACTAGCAATAAGTCTGTACTTAGTATTTGTATCAACTACAGAGTTATTAATAGTACCATCTTCAGTAATAGTAATACCATTACCTGCCTTATATGTAGTACCTTTAGGAATCTCTACTGAGTTACCATTACTAATACTTAGTGTAGTACCGTTTAAAGTCAGTGTTTGTTTGTCACTGTCTTCTTTAGCTTCTAGTTTCTCTACTCTAGCTACAAGAGGTTTATCATCATAAGAAGTACCTCCTGTAGTTGCTGTAGATGTTAGTTCAGTAAAGCCATCACCATTTTCATTAAGGATATAGGCTTTATTGTCAGGCATAATATAGGCATGGTTTCTAGTCGCATAGTCTAGGTCAGGTAGTGTTTCTACCCTCTTAAATACAGGGTTACACCATGAAATACAGTCACCCATTTAATACCTCCTATTTACGTTCAATGTCACTATAGTTAATCATAGAGACAATACCATTGTCATTATAATCTTTAAGTGATTCCCATGAAACATCTTTTTGAATTGTCAATGGTTTGTTGACAGTTACTAGACCAAACTTAGTTTCACCTTGTGTTTCCTTATAGTTAGGATTTTCTAGTTTAAACATAGCACCTACACCATAAGTTTCACCTACAATAGGTTTATTGAACAAGTTAATTAAACTTGCCCACTGAGTACCATAGAGGAAAGGAGCATAGAGTAGGACTGAGTTAATAGTCTCATTATATGAAGGAGTGTTCTGTAGTTTAAGTACATCCTTAACCATATCATCTGTTTCAAGACTACCTTCATAAGTCCAATTAAGATAAGGTCTAGTGTCAGTTACAGTGATTAGAGGAAAGTTGTCTTCTCTCTCTTCTCTTTTAATTTTAATAGCCA